TTTTCCTAACATACCATCAAAGTCAATGTCACGAATCTTTTGGTCTGCGGAGAACTCTCCACCACCTCGACTAGGTCCTATTTTTTTAGCATCTACTTCGCCGTAATTAGTGTAAACTATTCCATAATCAATTTGTATATTTTCAATTTGTGTTGTTGTTAATTTCATTCTATTCCCTCCCTATCTTCTTAATAGCCTACCTGAATAAATATATTTTCTCCTTTGAATGTTCTTATCATCATCCAGCAATGGTATTTTATTATCTAAAAACAACGTTAAAGCTATTTCTGTAGTGGTTAATGTTTTTTTATCTATAGCATTCACAGTTTTCATTAGAGTTTCAATCACCGTTGTATCTCTAGTAATATTGGAATCCCATCCATCAATATCTAAGGAGATTAGTTCTCCTCCCTCACCATCACTAAATGAATTAGGAAGGTCATAAACAATGTAAGGGAATATTGCATCTTCTGGGGCTTGTTGAAAAAATACTCTTGATATGGTTTTACCATCTATAATTACATTTGGATGGAGTGATTTTAAAAATGCATTTATAGCTTTTCTGACCTCTATCATTCAATTTCCTCCTGTTCATTTATCAATGCAAGAGCTGAATTTTCATCCTCTATAGCTGATAAATACTGTCCTTCAATTTCTCTTATTTTATCAAGGTTATTCATTACAGCATTTCTCACCATATCTCTTTTAGGTTGGTTTCTATCACCTAGTTCTTGCTGAACTCCATACCATGTATTTGCCTTAATCCCTATCTGTAAATCTCCCTCACGTGATCTTAACCAATGTTGGTATGCACCTTTAAATCTTCCTGTTTGCCTTCTCATACCTGGTAACTTATTAAATTCTTGTCTTATTGAATATTTAATAAGTCTAGCTACATCTCTTAATGCGGCTCTGCTTAATTCCTTTATAGTGTAAGAAGCCCTGTCAATGTTGCTTGTATATTGCACACCATTTCTATTAATCTTCATATTACTGCGTGGTAAAGGCATCTTATACCACCGCCAAAGCTTTTATTTCCATGAATTTATTACCATACTTAATATTATCAATGAAATTAATATTGTAATTATTTCCCTCAAATATAATTCTCATAGTCTCATTGATATTCTTATTGCATCTTATAGTGAATTTAACTGTTTTTTCTGCTTGTACTTGCATTGCTGCAAAGTATTCTCTGCCATGAAGATTGGTTACATTCGCCCATACTGTTCCAAGGTCTACCCATGTGCTAATACTATCTCCCATATCATTCTCTGTTGTAGTGTAAGCCTGAATGGTTATTCTTTTATTTAACTTGCCTATTTCCATTAGCTCACCAACTTTATAATAAATTTATGCTATGTAAACTTAGCATACTATCTATTATTTTATTTACCTTGTCTTGATCTACTGTAAAACTTCTATTCTCATACATATCAGTAACTAAGGCTAACACTCCCAGTGTTAAATCTTCTTTTGTGTCCAGCATTGTATTGTCTAACCCTGTGTATGATTTTAAATAACTTTTAGCACTATCAATTATTAATTGTATTATTAAATCATCTTCGGTAAAGTCTACTTTAAGATACAATTTAACCATTACAATATCTAAATCACTTACTTTCATGTGCTTTCACCTTCTTTTCAGGTGTAATATCTATAACATAATTGGCTTGAATTAAATCATCACAAATAGTTTTATCCTTAATTTCTTTTTCTTCGCCTATTGTCATATTATAATTACCGCCAAAGCTAACTAATGCTTTAACTTTCAACTTGTCACCACCTTTTTTAAAAAGAAAGAGCGGAATTCCGCTCTCTTAATTAAACTTTCATTTGCAATACTGCTAATTTTTGTGGTTCAACAATCTTAGAATCACACTCAATGTATCCAACTACACCTATAGCATGTTGTGTAGCGTACTTTTCCATTAGCATTTGTATTTCAACGTTTTGTGCTAATTTTACAGTCAAGCCGCTCATATCTCCATAAGCTATAACCTTTGCTGTTGAAGCTATAACCGGTGCATTTTTTGACACATAGACTGGCTTTCCTAGTAACATATACCCAAAAGGAGTTGTAATGTCTTTATTTAAAATATAATTTCCGTCTAAATCTTTTAATTTTCTTATTGCTTTTCTTGTTGTTTTATTCATAATCCAACAAGCGTTTGCTTGTAAAACATCTGGAACTGTATCTTGTAGATCAATTAATTCATCTGCTGTTACTGCAGCGTTGCTTGCAGTTGTAACAATGTTTGCACTAGAGAATACCCCTGTCATTTTGCCAGCTGTTCCAATTAAACATTCTTTTTCCATAAATTCAGCTATGGCTTCTGCTACCTTTTTAATTACAAAGTTTACTAGATCAAAATCACTACGGTTCATTAATGATTTAGAAATCTTCGCTAAACAACCCACGATAAAGTTTTGAAGTTTAACAGTTGTGAACTTTCCTGTTTGTTCAGTTAGTTCAGTTAAATCATCAACATATGTCGCTTGAATTGGAGTACTTTCATCATAAACTGGAAATACTAAATCTCCGCCTACATTATAAATCGTGGACATAGCATAAATTGGTGATAAATCTTTTACAGCTTCTATAATCTTTTTGGCAATGCTAGTCGGAATAACTCCCCCATTATTTGCAATGTCAAGAGCTCTTTCTTCACCTCTTATAAATTTTAAAAAGTTTGCATTGTCTACGTCTCTTTGTTCAGTTTTGATTTCATCTTTTGGAATCTTTTTATTTTCTAGTGCTCTAAATTCTTCATCAGCCTTAATTGTATTATCAATGCCAGCTATTTCTGACTTTATTGCTGCTGCTCTAGCTGTTTCTGTTTCATCAAAAGCTCTTGTTTCTGTTTTTGCCTTAGCTAATATGCCCTCCATTTCTCCAATTAATAAATTTCTTTTTTCTAGTAGTGCTTTTAACATAAATATTGCTCCTTTTTGCCCTCTGGCATTTTATTTTTTGCAATAAAAAAAGACTTATTAAGCCTTTAATATCTTTAAATCATTTTCTATTCCTGAATAATCAATAGGTTCTTCTGTTTTTTCTTCTGTTGTATTGTCAATTAATTCAGTTGTATCATCTATATTTCTATTTTCAATTAGAATACTTTCATTCTCTCGACTTTCTATAGAGGTTCCTATATAAGCTGGAGTTTTGGTATTATCTAAAATAGATACTTCTAATAAATTAATATCCTCTAAAAATCTTTTCTGAATTCCATTCTCTCCTGGTTGCCAACTATCTTTATTTTTTTGGAACCCAAAGGACCATCCAACTAACTTATTTTCTTTAGCTTTCTGCATTGTTTCAATATCAGTTATAGTTGCCATAGCTCTTAAACCAATATTATCTTCCAATAGAATTAAGTTGCCTTCAGTAGTTGAGCCTAATTTCCTACTAGAATTGTGATTTAAAAGTACATCAACATTACTAGCATTTTCCAATGCCCTTTGGAATGTTTTGCTCCTTACAATTTCTACAAATTTACCTTGCGGAGAATTCATAACTCTAGATTCTCTTTCTACTGCGGTAACATATCCACTTATAATTACGCTGTTATTTCTTATTTCTATTCGCATTTACACACCTCCTTTCACTTCTATGTTTGGTGTATCTATTTGAGGTATTGGTTTGTCCATGTTGAACATACTACCAGTGTTAGTAACAAATATATCTTTTGTTTTTGTATTGTAAAGTACCGCATCAAGTCCAAGTTTAAGGAAATTAAGATCTAAATCTTCTAAATCTTCTATGTATCTTACTTCTGATATCGTCATTATTCCACTTCTTACTGCTATTTCGTGTGCTTGGTATCTTGTGAGTAAGTCACCTTTAAGCAATTCTTTTGTATCAGTAGCAAAATAAAAAGAATCCTTTTCAGATTCTAACAGTAATTCTTTATTTAATTCGGTTTCAAAATTTTTAAGTATAGGTAATATACAAAACTTTATATAATTACTAATATCTTCTTTTGTTGCATTACCTTCTAAAATTCCCATAGGAACCGCAATCATTTTACATATTTCACTACTATTTGTTTTCTTGTTTTCATTCATTTGCATTTCTACACTAGTGCTGTTAGCTTCCTGAAAGTCTATACCATCATTAAGTATAACAACGTTCTCTGTATTTTCTTTATAAAGGTTCGCCCATGCTGCCTTTAATGCTATTAATGCTGATTCACTCAATTTCTTTTGTGCTTTAAGGAACCCTTTTTTATTTCCACCAGTTTTTATAAGTACTTTTTCATACTGTATTGTGTTGTAAGCTACTGTTAATGCTCCATTATTTTCAGCAACTACACCTAACCCAGTTACACCATCTTTGGTTTTTCTGGTTAGTTTTATAAATTCAAAATCTCTGTATGTTTTACCATTGACTAGAATATCATAAGATTTAAAAATAGGATCTGCATTTTTATTAATACTCACTGCAGCATTATCAACATAGTTTAAGCTTGCAATATCATTTCTACTTTTATTTATGTAAGCATAGCCTACACCAGCTAATAAATAATCTTCAATTAATTGTTTTTTAAACTGGAAAGAATTTAAAGTGTCTTTAGTATCTAAATTAAGCAGTTTTACTCTATTGTCTTTTATAGTTATTACCTTGCCGTTAACCTCTTGATATAACTTTATAGGTAGCATTGCTATAGTATTGCTTATTATATCAACACATCCTGCTAAACTTGGTATGCTTAAAGCCTGTTCCTTTGTTATAGTTTCTGTTCCTATCCCAACACTTAGTAATAATTCTTCTAATGTTGCAGCTCTTTGCTCGTATTCCCTCCACTCTTTATACTTCTGGAATATATTTATAATTTTCACCCCCTTTCAATTAGGTTTGAACAAAGAAGTTCTCGCTCAATAATTCCTGCTCTAATAAATACATAGCATCTACTAAACCAAAAATCATATCAATTTTACCTACTGATTTCTTTTTATTTAAATATTTATTAAGGTTTGTATCTTCTGTTTGCCTACAATTAACAAAATTTATTTCTAACAATTCATTATCTTCATACTTAAATTTTTCATTGAGTATTAATTCTTTAAGCCATTTAATAGAAGTATGTAAAACGCTACTATGTTGTTTTACTTCTACACATAAATACTCTTGTTCTTCCCAGTGTTGAGCGGATGCCCTAGCATTTCTAATATCGTATCCTATTCCTAAGACATTGACATGATATTCTTCTTCTATCTTTTTAATAAATCCATTAATAAAAGAGTAGTCAATTACTAAATCACCAATTGCATAACAATTCTTTTTATCAATAGCTTTCTGATAGTTTACTTTTTCTTGTTGTGTCTTTTCTGCAATTCTTCCTCCTGGTATCATAGCCCACGCTTTACAAATAACTTCCTCTGTTTCTTCTAAATAGGTTATCATATCAAACCCACAGTTATCTGTAGTTTCTGCAAGGTCAACTCCTATATAAACATCTCTATTGGTCCAATCAAAAGGCTTTTTAAGTTTACATTTTTTAATTTGTTCACTATTTACATACCCTTCTGTTCCTATTCCAGTATATTTAATATTGTTATGCTTACATAAATAGTTTTCTCTTTTGCTTTCATACATAATTGCCATTAATCTTTTATCTGTAATAGCCTTGAATATCGTTTTGTTTTCTACTGCCACTGGATTAGATTGATATATTACTAAGTCATTTGTTTGCCAAGCCTTTACTATTTCGTCATTAGGTTCATATAATAAACTAAAGTATCTTTTATTTTCAATGAATCCGTCTAATACCTTTTTAGCGTAGTCTATTTCAGTTAGCATTACATTATTGTCATTAGGATATTGCGTACTTATTATTATTCCCAACTTATTTTTAAGTGTTATCTGACTACTACGCATGGCTTCTACTGGATAATCTGGCATTGCTCCGGCTTCGTCAGCTAGGAATATATTTGCTAACTTACCATCAAGAGAGTCATTAGAAAAAGCTAATGGAACATATTCACTATCTGTTAATTTACATTCAATCATATCTCTTTTTATTTTAAATCTATCTATAAGCATAGGACTTGACTTTATTATCTTTCTTACTGCAAGTCTTAGCTCACTAGATAACTTATAATCAGGTGCCACAGAAAAAAACCTACTGAATGTAGGTTCTAAAAGCATGCCGACTATGAAAATAACACCGCTAATAAATGTTTTAAAGTTCTTTCTGCTTATTTCTAATAAGGTTGTTTCGTAATATCTGCTATTAGTTTCTCTGTCCATAGTACAAAGTGTAGCTATTACTAAAAACCAGTGGTATCCTTCTATGCCATCGTACATACTTATACTTAAATCGGGATGCACAATTAATTTTAATATGCCGCAAACTTTATTGAACATATCAACATCAACGATTGCTTCAGAGTTATTACCATCTACTATGTTAATCCATTCTTTGGCTTGTTTCTTTATATAAATACCTACTAAATTATTATCTTTCTCTAGGCACCACTCTGCATATTGGTATGCTTTACTGCTTTTAACTTTAATTATTCTCACCACGCATTGCCTTAAGTAATGGATCTTCTTTTTCTTTCTCTGCTAATAAATTAATATTCCCAAGCTTGGCTCTACTTTGAGGTGACAATGACAATTCATTGCAGCATCTAAAAAAATCAGCATCATAATTTTTCTTATTATTCATTAGAGGATTTTGTATTAATAGTAACTTAGGATTATCATTTACTTTCTTTTCTATATACTGCAATCTATCAATGGCAATAGCACACTTAGCTAAAATATAAACATCTAAATTACTTAATAGTTCGCTTTCTTCTAGCTCGCCTTTTATATAATTAAATAAATCCACTTGACTATTATTTAAATAACTAGGTGGATTTATATTGTCTGCTTTTCCTTTTAGCTTTTGTTCATTGCCAATTCTTTTCTTTATTTCTTCTTTTGTTTGTGAGCAATCTGATAATACTATTGCTGCTTTGCATGGTCTGCCCAATTTAAAACCTCCTTTGTTTGAAATTTTAAAAACTTCATTTTACAGATTTTTTGCGAACGATT